CGGGGTAAGATGTAATGCGTTGGCGGGTTGTGGTCTCCCCGCTTGGAATATTACAAAGCTAGTTAGCACCTCTTGCGAGGGATGGGTTCATCACTTTGCTTTATTGGGTAGACCCTGCTTACCTGCCATTTACCTAACCTGTCTTACAGCAAGGCTCTTGCTCTACCCATCCGTACTGCTCCATACCGCCAATCACCACTTGGCATTCAACGCATTCGACTGGTGGCTCAAACGGTTCAGGGTTTATCGACTCCCTTCCTTTCAAACCTCGGCGCGTCGATTCATCCGAGATAAGCAAAGCCACCATGCGAATACGCCCTCTTTCAAGGAAGCCACCCCGACCGCGACTGCGCAATCCGAAAGGGTGACTTATTAATACTAGCGCGTTAGTCGGTTGGTGGCAAGTCAACTAGTGGCAAATCGTTTCTTAGTGATACTTAGCTAAACTTAGTGAGTTAATTCACTAAGAAACAAATGCAAATGAGAATTATTATCATAATGTAAGTCATTGTTTTATATGTATTTTATAATATATATATATATATATATCTATATAATATAATAGATAATAGATATTTAGTGATTATAGTTAGTACATAGACCCCTTTTTTTTAATTGTTAAAATTTTGTAGCATACAGTGATTTTTATTTTGTGTATTTCTCTCTCTAACTGTAACCCCTGACTAAATAGCTAAAAATCCCTCAATCCCTCGCCACATATGGGCTGCTACTTAGTTAGTTACTAGCTAACTTCATGGCTACAAAACTAAATATCCCCATTCAGGCACAAAAAAGCCACCATTTAGGTAGCTTTTTTGTTAACAGAGGCTATGCAAATGTTACGACTCAAAATAACGCACACTCTTCCGCCCGTTGCTGGCAGTTGTTTCTTTTTCGATTAAAACACCCTTTTCTAATAGGTTTTTTACGCACGACTCCACCAGTTCTTTTTTATGTGGTCTGCATCGATTCACCAAAACAGACAAAGTTTCACCATGGTCCTTGGTCAAACAGTTCATAATTCGAGCCTGAACAGCGTCTGTTTTGTCCTCCTGTTCTTCCTTGATGTTGGCGTATGCCAGTTTCATTTTGTAATCAACGTCACGCTTTGCCAACGCAAAAGCCCACCGAACGTGCTCAGCGGTCCGTATACCCTCTGCAGCGGCCAGTATGGTGGAAACCTTAGCCGTTATCTCATATCCACGACGCGGGACCGCCTCAAGTCCGCTCACGGATTTGTGCTGCTCTGCCTGCTGCCAAAAGTATTCGTACACCTCATCGAGAAGCTGTGCCGCGTCCTCGTCACTTTGGATTTGGTGCTTAGTGCCGTGGTACTCAATGCGTGCGCCCTCCATCATGTCGAACTCACCCATGGCGTATAGCTGCTGCAGCGTGGCTTCCATTTCGCTTGTCATAGGCTCTTTGTTGAACCCTGACTTTCTGCGTGGGTTGGTCTCAAGGTCGTTAAAAATAACCGATCGAGCCAAGAAGCCATTGGTCGCCTGCTCGTAGTCCATAAGGTCGTTAAAAGTAACGGGCGTGGTGAAGCCGATAGCTGACAAGAAAGGCGAGTCTATGCCGTTGTCGAGGTCAGCCAGTGCCTTGTCGATTTTGATTATGCGGCGTTCGCATAAATCCGCCTGCTCGTTTCTGTCTATCTTCTTGTCACATGCTGCACGCTCTTTTAGAAGCTGCGTTTTTATCTCTTCGCGGACGTCACCGCTTACAGGCATGTAGCCGTTGGCCTTTGAGTAAGCCGACATGATGACGCCTATTAAGCCCTCAAGGTATGAAGCGCCCCCACGCGCCTGGGCGTTCTTGATCTTCTTGAGCGTAATACCTAGCTCATCCACCGCATATGCTGCCATTTGGTGGCGGGTTAGGTTGCGTATTACTTCTTGCTCTGACTTAAAAGCGCCGTGGACCGCACCAGCTATGCCAGCTGCACGCATAATCTTCATGTAAGCCTGCTGCACCGCCTCTTTACCCGTAGAGGACCCCGCAACGCAAAACGATATTAGGTTGGTGGTCATTCCGTCCATGGCGTCAACGTGGCGCAGTCCAACGATGTTACCCACTGCCGTGAGTGCTGCAGCGACTGCAAGCTGTTCACGTGGGTACAAGCACTGCGAGTTAACCCATTTTGTGACCTCGCCGACAAATCCAGGCGGGCGGGTTAGGTCTACGACGCCTGATAAGGTTTCATCCTCCACAAGGTCGGTGTCGAAGGTCACCTCATCGTAGCTCGACTGCCAGCCGTTCTGACGGGCGTGGTGTATCAGTGTTCCCACGGTGACGGGGTTGCTTGTCTTGCCGAAGCTGTGCCACTTCTTTTCCATCATCGTAGGGTTGTACTTGTCGCTTTTCTGGCTCCACTCGTCCCAAAGTTCGTACCCTGCACCGTTGGTGGCGTCATGTATCGCCATGCCGCATCGTATCCACTCTTCATAGTCAAGGTCGGTGTTGCTGTAATACTGCAGCATGGCGCGGATATCGTTGTCGGTAAGGTCCAGTGTTTCGCCATTGTGCTTGGCACGGTGGTATTCTGGACGCTTTAGCTTTTTGATTATGCTTTCTGGGGCCTCGTCAATTTCTGCGGGCGAACCATGAATGACCTGGTATGTATTTCCGCTAACGTGGCGCGATTCCGGACCCACTACAAAGCCGCTTGATTTGAAGTCGATGCCTGGGTATTCGTCATGGTGCTGCAAAAGCGATACCTTGTCAGGGGCCTTAAAGTACAAGTGCATTGAGCCAGCGCCCGATCCTGTAGCAACCGCTAACCCTGCAGCGCCTAGCAAGTCCTCGTCCAAGTCATGGCAGAGCTTTTCAAATGACTTAACGCCACCATTGCGGGCGTCAACGTCAATGATAAGTAACCCGTTCACCAGTACGCCATAGCCGCTGTCAAATTGGCCCATCTCTTCCATGGTTTCTAACTGGTCGTCACTCCACAAAGGGGAGTGCTGCCAATTCGAGGCTATGGGGTGCTTACCTGCCGCGTCGCATCCATCCCTGCCGCATTCGCATTCTTCGCCGTTGAACCCGTAAAGGCCGAATATTGGAATCTCGTTGTCTAGGAAGTCGTATTGCATTTTAATCATTATTTTTGTTCCTCAAGCCACTGCGCCACCTTTTGCACTGTTTCATACTTAGGGCTGGTCTTGCCTTTTGCGAGCCTATAAATGGCGTTGTAGGACACGCCTGTTTGCTCAGCAACTACGCTTAAATTCATTGGCTGTAGACGTTTTCTTATTTCATTTAGGGATAGCATGTTTTCACCTCGGGTAAATTTCCTTTCATTTAGTGTTGACAAGCATAAACTAGGTGCGCTATATTTTCAACCGAGTTGAGAGAAAAAAGGAGACAATCATGTCGATACTCAATCAAGCAAGCAAGCCTGATGATGGCCCAATCATCGCAACCATTACTGGTGATGCAGGTGTGGGGAAAACCTCGCTTTGCGCTACCTTCCCTAAGCCAATTTTCATTCGAGCAGAAGACGGCATGCAGTCGATTGACCGCGATATCCGACCAGACGCGCTACCTGTTATCAATAAGGTTGATGACCTGTGGGAGCAACTAAACGCACTGGCTCGTGATGAGCACGATTACCAGACCTTGGTTATTGACTCTGTAACGCAGCTGGAAACCTTGTTTGGTGATCACGTTATGCAGTCAGACCCCAAGAAGCCTAAGAGCCTGGCTCAAGCTAACGGCGGTTATGGCGCTGGATTTGGTGCTGTTGCAGCCTTGCATGGTCGTGTACGAAAAGCCGCCAAGGTGCTTAAAGAAAAGCGCGGAATGAACGTGGTGTTTATCGCGCATAGTGATGTAACCACGCTTGAACTACCAGACGAGGACCCGTACAGCCGTTACGAGTTGCGACTTCACAAAAAATCAATGGCCCACTACGTTGATAACGTGGACCTTGTGGCTTACTTGAAGCTGGAAACCTTTACTACTGGTGATGGTGACCGCAAGAAAGCAATTAGCAGTGGCAACCGCATTGCAGTTTGCTATACGTCTGCAGCGCAGGTGAGCAAAAACCGCTTTGGGATTATCGAGGATATTGATGTTCCACACCGCGTTAACCCGTTTTTAGAGTTTATCCCTGTGCTAAAGCAGCAACAGGCTTCAAAAACCCAAACTAAATAACTGATTGAGAGGACACTATTATGTCATTTTGGAATTTAACAGACAGCAACGACAATTTAGACACAACTGGTAGCTTTGAGTCAGGCGGTGGCGACATTGAGCCAATTCCTAAAGACACCCAGGTTAAAGCCGCCATTGATGAGGCCAAGTGGGATGACTACGAGGGAGACGAGTATATCAGTTTACGCTGGACCGTGCTTGCCCCTGCTGAGTTCAAGAACCGCAAAATCTTTCAAAAGGTCCGCGTGATGGACTCGGACGGCAAAAAAGCAGACAAGGCCAAGAAGATGCTTGCAGCGATTGCCGCAAATGCTGGCGGTGGGTTGCTCAATGTTGCGGGCAAGCCTAGCGACCAAGACCTGCAAAAGAACCTTCTCAACAAGCCTATGGCGTTAAAGCTGCAGGTGTGGAAGATTGACAAGAAGCGCGACGGCACGCCGCTGTCAGGCGACGACATCAAGAAGGGCAACTGGGTTAGCCAAGTAGCACCGCTGAAAAAGCAGTCCGCACAGGAAGCACCAGCGCCCGAGCCTGAGCAAAACCACGACGATGATGACGAGTTTGATATATAAATAGCACAAGGCGGCCCCGCGCCGCCTTTTTATCGAGGTGTAATATGGAATCAATAGTAAATAAGACCCTTGTTGTGAAACTTGTCCTTAATGCTTCCGAGGCTTCACTGTTGAAGCAGCTTGTTCAGAATAGCGACCCAAATGAGCCCGAGGAAATTACTGATTTTAAGGAAAAACTTTTCCACTCAATACCTTCATTTGAAGAGTTAGCGACTAACGAGGTGTAATATGACCGAACAACTACAACGCACGCCAGAATGGTACGAGCAACGAAAAGGCCGAATCACAGGATCAAAGATTGGCGCAATACTGGGCTTGTCGCCTTTTTCAACGCCTGATGATGTGATGCGGGAAATGGTGCGCGAGTACCATGGCGCAGATCGTGAATTTAAAGGCAACATCGCTACCGAATATGGCACAGAAAACGAGGCCAACGCGATTGAAGATTACAAAATGGAAACGGGCAACGATGTTGAAGAGGCTCCGTTTGTAGTCCATCCTGATTTTGATTGGCTTGGCGCTTCCCCTGATGGGTATGTTGGCGAAACTAAGTTGATTGAAATCAAATGCCCTTTCGGAAAGCGCCACGACCAAAACGATGACGATTTTTTGTCAGCAGAAGAGCAGCCGCACTACCTAGCTCAGATGCAGTATCAGATGTTTTGCACAGGTCGTTTTGAGTGTGACTTTTACCAGTGGTCCGCATATGCCAGCAATCTGGAAACAATCAAGTTTTCGCCTGAGTACATTGCGGAAACCATGCCCGTTCTTGAGGCTTTTTACCAGCGCTACCTTGAAGAGCGCAAGCCCGAAAACGCATGGCGGTATCTTGACGGTGGTGAAATCGCACAGCGTTACAAAATGGCAAAGGCAGCACTTGAGGCGGCAAAGGCCGAACTTGATGAGGCGAAAGACGCATTGATTGAGGCAACCAATGGTGAGGGCGGAAAGATTGGCGACCTGAATGTGACAAAGGCAGAGCGAAAGGGCAGTATCGCATATGCCAAAGCCGTTAAGGAGCTACTGCCAGACGCGGACCTGAGCAAGTACCAAGGAAAATCAACTAGCTATTGGGTGGTACGTTAACGATGGACTTACGCGACTACCAGCAACGCGCCGTTGATGCTGCCCTGTCGTGGATAAAAAAATGTTTTGACCCCGCCGTGTTGGATCTTGCAACCGGCGCGGGCAAATCATTTATTATCGCAGCGATAGCAGATTGGGTACGCCAGAAGAGCAATAAAAAAGTGCTGGTGTTGGCCCCATCAAAAGAGCTTGTAGAGCAGGACCACGAAAAATACCTGCTAACGGGTGAGCCAGCGTCGATATGGTGTGCCAGCATTGAAAAGAGTCTGCGCCACCAGGTGGTGTTTGGCACGCCTCAAAGCGTTAAGAATTCGATATCAAGGTTTGACCAGTTTGCTTGTGTCATCATTGACGAGGGCGACGGCATAACCAGAACGGTTAAAGATATTGTAAACCAGCTTCGCATGAGAAACCCTAAGATTCGTGTTCTCGGGCTTACTGGTACGCCATACAGAACTGGAACGGGTTATGTGTATGAGTACGACGAGGACGGAAAGCCTGTGCCAGAGTCGGAGGCTCGCAACCCATATTACCACTCGCTGCTTTGCAGGGTTACGGCGGGCGAACTTATAGAGCGCGGCTTCTTGACGCCACCGCATGCTGACGACGACCATATAAGCGGTTATGACGCTTCGCGACTTGAGCTTAACAAGCAGGGTAAATTTGACGCCAAACAGGTGGAGCAGGTATTCGAGGGTAAAGGCCGATTAACCAGCATGATTGTTGCTGACATTGTACAAAAAAGCCAATACCGTCATGGCGTGTTGATTTTCGCAGCAACCGTACAGCATGCCTTTGAAGTGATGGAGTCGCTACCTAAAGATAATAGCGCAATAATCCATGGCGGCACAGGCAAAGAAGAGCGCGCCAATACGATCGCCCTATTCAAGCGTAAGCGCATTAAGTACCTCGTCAATGTGTCTGTGCTGACTACGGGGTTTGATGCGCCCCACGTTGATGTTGTGGCCGTCTTGAGGGCTACTGAGTCTGCCCGACTACTGCAGCAAATTATAGGTCGCGGGTTGCGACTTCTGCACCCAGTTCTGGCGGGCAACCCTGCAGCGATTGCTGCAAGCGAAAAGCCAGATTGCTTGTTTCTAGATTACGCGCAGAACATCGAAAGGCACTGCCCTGATGGCGACCTGTTCAACCCCAAGGTGACCGCAAACATGACAGCGCCAAGTGGCGGGACCATAAGCGCAGAGTGCGAATCATGCGGCTTTATCAATGAATTTTCAGCGCGCAAGAATGATGATAGTTTTGATGTTGATAAGAGCGGCTACTTTTTGGATTTGGCGGGCGAAAGGGTGGAAACCGATAAAGGGCAGCCAATGCCAGCGCACTACGGCAGACGGTGCAAGGGACAATCAATAGTCAACGGCATTCACGAGCAGTGCGAGTACCGATGGACCGTGAAAGAGTGCCACGAGTGCGACCACGATAACGATATTACGGCCCGATATTGCGAGGCTTGCAAGGCTGAGCTTGTGGACCCGAACGAGAAGTTGGCGATAGAGCACGCAAAAATTAAAAAGGACCCGTACAGCCCCACAAGTGACAAGGTGATTGCGTGGAAGCCGCAAGAGTGGATTAGTCAGCGCGGCAATGAAACGCTACGCATTGACTTTACGACTGAGTACCGTACGTTCACCGTATGGATGAACCAATATCAAGACTTGCCAGACAAGAAGCGTCGCATGCTGTGGGTTAACTTGTGCAAGGCTTGCGGTGTGGTGGATGCCAAGCCCAAGACAGCTGAGCAATTTATGGCGGCTGGCCCAAGAATGCCGAACACGGTCACTGCAGCCAAGAACCGAAAAACAGGGTTTTATGATGTTCTAGGATTTAATCAGGAAGAGGATAAGTTAAATGAAGATACCTAGCTGGTTACCCGCATATGGGGATCAAAAATTTAGAGGGCCATGCCCGCCCGAAGGTGCTGAGCAAATAACTTTTTTTAACCAGCTTCGGGCTAAATACCCCGACAGCTACGGGGTGATAGCAATACACCCGCGCAACGAGGGTAAGCGGACGCACCAGCAAACAGCAAGGCAAAAGGCCGAAGGCATGACGAAGGGTGCAAGCGACATAATCATACCTGGTAGCCCCGCGTTTTGCTGCGAACTAAAGCGTCAGGACCATACCAAGAGCCAGTGGCAAGAAGGGCAGATTGATTACCTTGAATACGCAAGAAAACAAGGCGCGTTTGTTTGTGTCGCCTTTGGATGGGAAGCAGCATGGGAGGCATTGCAAGAATGGATATCAATCACGAAAAACTAAGTAATCTATCAGCTGAATTAGGCGCTGTGCTCGACAAAGAAAAACCAGCTAACGATGCTCCAGTGGAGGTGCAAGAATGTCTGCTCTTATTGACTTATCACTTTGCAGAGCTAGTTTACGAACACGAAGAGCCAAAGGAAGCAATAAAGTCGATACCAGAGAGCTTCCAAGAGGACGTGCGAGCAGTAGCCAAAATGATACACAAGCACCGCCGAAAAAACTGAAAGCCTATAAAGTTGTTATTGATGTCGGGGTATCCATGACCGTGCTATCTAAAAGATGCAATGCCATGGTGGCGAAGGATTGCGAAGATAAGTTTAGGAGCCCAGTAATGAGCATTGAACTTCTAAACCCGTAGCCTAACGCAAAAATCATGCAGTTCACCGCAATTAACGTGCTTATCGGGTTTTTGTATTTTAGCATCCTTTTTTCTCATAAGGGGAAATTACCATGCAGGCATACTATACCGAGAAGCACAACCGAGACGTTGAAATGACCGACCTTTTATTTAAATTGAAATCTAAGTACAGTCATGTTTTTACGCCATCGGAAAACAAGCAAATCACTAATCTGATACAACAACCACCCCGCCGCACGGCGGGGTAAGGGGAGAATGATGATTAACCAACTACGACACGAAGCACGAATTTTACGCAAGGGTGGCGCTGATGCACGCTCTGATTTGATGGAGAATGCGGCTGAGGAGGTTGAGAAACTACAGGCGCGGGTAAAAGACGTCGAACGCATTAAGTCCGAGTGGGAACAAGTCGTACAGCCCGCGCATGATTACGTTGATTCAGCGGGCATTGCTAAGCTAGGCGAAAGCAAGGTTGGCGCATTAGTTGAATCGCACAAAAAATTACAGGCGCAGGTTGAGGAGTACGAACGACTGCATAGTGAATTGGCATCAGCTCTGAACCATGATGCCGAAGCACCCAGCCTGTGTGACTTAGTGGCGGCTTCTCGCGAAGTGGTAAAAGAACGCGATGCACTGACGGCGCAGGTGGTGGAGTTGGAAACTCAGGTGCGCTCGATATCGTTGTCTCGAAAGGAGCTGGCGGCTCAAGTTAAAAATGTAAAAAGAATTTTAGACCAGAATAAGAATTCGCTTGCTTGCCGAATCGAGGCACTACAGGAGCTTGAGCTTACTGGCAGCACCAACAGCATAGCCGAGCGTGATGCGCAAGCCATCGAGTATATGTGCCGACAATTATCTATCGGTGTTGAGATAAAAGACCAAGGTATGTTTGATGTTATCCCCTTGGCAGCAGCATTGGAATACGCCGAACGCGTTAAGGCAGGCAAAGCATGAACACAGCAGAACAAAAATACAACCACGGTCTGAACCTTTTACTGGCTGACCAAATGGCGCGCGTCTACGGCGAAAGTCGAGCAAAGGCTATCAAGCACGCCGCAAGGGTGGCGCGTGATGAAACGAAAGGCCTTGATATGTACGCGCTATGCGCTTCTATTTTAGCGGCGACCAATGGTAAAGCGTGCGATGCAGTCAATCGCCCTGGCGTTGCTATGCGCTTGGAGGGCTTGGCATGAAATCCACCGACCTACTAAAAGCCTGTGCCGATGTGCAAGCCGAACGCGGAAAGCAGTACGACGCACAGCAAACGGGTGAGAGAAGCTTTCAGGCGGCTGCTGAGGCGTTTAATGCGCTAACGGGTAACAGCCTCAAGGGTAGCGATGTTTGCTTACTCTTGGTCTGCGTGAAAGCCGTCAGACAGTACAGCGACCCGAGCCGCGTACATGACGATAGCGTGCTCGACTTGGTGTCGTATGCGGCGCTTTGGGGCGAAGAGCTTTACAACGAGTCGCGGCAAGACTGGCCAGACGAAACCCGTATCGACATCATCGGCTCGAACGGGAACGATGGAGCACACTACAAGCCCTCTGATTGAGGGCTTTTTATTGGTCACATGTCATTCACCGTTAAAAACATGCAGTTCATCGCAAAAGCCTTTTTTCTTTATCTCGCCTTGCTATGATTAACCCATCGAAAGCAAACAACGACAGGTGAACAAGATGAAATCAAATAAATTGAATTTAGTGCGAGTCACTGGTGGAAGCTTTGCCATCTGCAGAAATATTACGAAAGGAACTTACCATCTTTATGGGGGTGGCTCTAGCATCTGCGGGTCAAGCCGCCGCCACCGCCCCGCCCGGCTAACTGAAGTTAAAAATGCTGGGGGTTTCATCTTCTGCGAAAAATGCTTCCCTAAAGGAAAGCCAGAGTTTTTCGAGGAGTTTACCGTCGAGAATTCAATATGAGTAATCAGGATTTCCACGCAGCCAGACATAACCGCGACGTAGAGCTTTGCGATTTTATACACCACCTAATGGTCAAGTACGGATTCAGCCCTGAGGACGAGCATAAGGCTTGGGAGTTGATTGGTGATGAGGATGGCTATTATAAATCAGAAGAAGGATAACAACAATGACCACACCCCAACAACTACTCAACAGCCTACGCGCACGCATGTCCGACAAAGCCACTGACGCCATCGCTAGGGCGTCGAACGTGGACAAGGCTACGGTTCGCAAGGTTAAGAACGATACGCGCACAGAAACGCTTACGATGCGTTCGCTGTATCGGATTCATTCGGGACTTTTAAAGATGGAGAATGAGGTATGAGTAACGAAAAATTTACAAGTGGAGATTGGATGGTATCGCGCCATAGTGATGAGGTCTCTGTTTACATGGGCGATGCGGTGAATAACCCTTACGAATATAACTGCTCGGACGTATGGAGTTGTGACTCGTACTGGTCTGAGGAGGACGAAACCGCTATCGCCAACGCCCACCTAATCAGCGCGGCACCGGATATGTATCGGGCTTTAAGAGGAATAGACAGCAAGCGAATAGCAGTTAACGGCGATGGAACTTTTACCATAACACTTACAGCTGATGAAGTTGATGCAATTGCGGATTCTGTATCAAAAGCCGAGGGAGCCAACCATGACTGACCTAAACGCAAAAGCCCAACGCTACCGCACAATACGCGAAGCAGCCAAGAAGGTCGCCGCTGAACGTGCGGCACAATTCACTAAGCGCCGCCGTGATGCTGAACAGGCGCGTGACATTAAGGAGCGAGAGGTATGAGCATTACGACGAGCCCGTGCGATATGCCTGTTCGCTGTAAGCACTGCGGCGAGGTATACGCCCCAAATAATAGCGCCTCAAGTTACGTTAAAAAAGAAGGGTATATGTTTTTGCATGAATGTAACGTATGTAAAGGATTAACTTTAGTGCATTGCCAGCCCGACCTGACGTGGTTCGCAAGCTATAAGGTGATGAAATGACCGACTACATCAAAGGCAATGGCGACTTTGACCCGCCAGCCGACCCGAATGCATGGCGCGAAGCTGAGGTTGAGCGCATTATGAAAGACCCCGTGGCATTGGAGGAGTTACTAAGCGACGACGTGATTAGTGCCGCTGACATTCTAATCCCCGCGTGCGTCGATATTGCGGTATTTAAGCGCGGCGATGAGCATAAGCACTACGCGCGTCTTTACGCCAAGATTGAGGACTACGTTGAACGAGAGGTGGCCAAATGGAAGCGATGATGACGACGGTAGGCATGTACACGGTCAAACTTGAGCCGCTAGGTGACAACTACCGCGTACAGGTCACAGCCAAAGGCGGTCACTATGAAGGACTTATGCGGCCAACTTTTCAAGAAGCACTGACGCTGTTTAAGGCGCGCGTAAATGAGCTACGGAGGAGTTTAAATGCGTAAACACACCGTGTCAGACGCCATCAAGTCAACGTTAATCTACGGCGCAATCGCCGTAGTAACTTACTGGTTTATTGTAGGAGTGACAGCATGAACATGAAGCATGAATGGGCTATGGAATTGCTAGGCATTTGCCTAGCCATAAAAGAGCAAGGCGAGTATCACGCCTTTTTCGACTACGCGCCGCACGTTGAGTGGGTTGATTTGCAAGTGGCTAGCTCAACGGTTAACTACCAAACGGATGTCGGCCAGAATTATTTGCTCAAGACCTGCCTGCACCTGCGACACGACGACGAAGCCGCGTTTGAGCGCATCCGTAAACAGCTTGCGGGGTTTTTGTCATGATTGGGTTATCGGTATTTTTTATCTGCTTGGCGCTGCACGCATTCGCCTTGTCGCACTTTGACCACCGCGAGCGAATGAAGGGGTTGGAGTTTGACCGCGACTGGTTTTTATACCAGCGCGCCGAACGACGCATGACGGCTTGTTTGTCGTTTCTGTCTATCGCGGCATTTTTCGCTATTTTAAAGCTGCTGACGGTGCTTATATGAACGCTCACGTTGATAAAGCTACCCACGCCCAAACCAAGGCGCTAATCCAGCTTGCGGGCATTCAAGGAGGGTTCCACTCGGCGCAGGCAATCGCCATTGCTGGGCTGTCCACTTGGGAGTGCATCCGGCGAAAGGAGTTCGCCAAGCCTGTCGGCAAAATGAATATAGGGTGCATGGGTAACACCTACCAGATAACGCCCTTGGGCTGGGCTGTAATTGAAGATGTTGAGACTATGGCAAAGGCCATTAAGGACTTGCGGTTGTGATTACCCAAATCATGGCAACCGAGCTAAGCCGTATCGCTCGGGGTGAGCCTACCAAGTCACGCACAGCAAGAGGCGCGCTGACACGCCGAGGGTTTGCGCGTCGCACGAAGGACGGATTTACGCTGACGGATGACGGTGCGCTGCTGCTGAACTTCTGGAATCGGAAATAAAAAGCCCCTAGTGGAGGGCTAGGGGCAATACAACAACAAGGAGGAACAACTTACTTGCACAGTGTAGCATAAATCTCATTATGCACAAGCAACTGCTCAACCAGCGCGTCAGAAATCACATCAACATCGGCACTGGTTGGGCGTATCTCGCTCGCAATCAAGCAATAATCATTCGTCGGAGTAGTTGCGCAGCCTGTCGCGGCGAGCATCAGCATCAGTCCGGCGAACATCGTCGCGTACTTCATTCGCTTTTTGCGCATTGTCTAGAGCCTCTTTGGTTTGGTTTGACTCAGCCTTGTCTTGACCACCACGGCGACCGAGAATATAGGCGACAATCAAAGAGATGCCGCCTACCAGCCCGACGATGGCATCAATCATCGTCCGCTTCTCGTTTGCGCGCATCCGTGACAATCGCCACCAACGCACCAGCCGCACCGATAAGACCAACGATAGCGCCAGCCAAAGCATCAGCGTCAACCGCATAGCCAAAGGCGCCCGCGACCAAAGCGATAAACGCGGTGATAGCGCCCCAAACTTCTTTTTTCTTCCACCATGGTTTGATTTTCATCAGTCAATCCCCTCTCAATACGCGAGCAATGCGAACCGCACGCTCGCCAACTTGCACCGCCCATCGGCTATCTAAAGCCTCATCAGCGGCACGCTTATAGTCGCCACGCTCTAACGCCGCAATCATCTTGCGGAACGTAAGCAGGCGCGGTAGCCCAAGGTTAAAGTGCATGTTAATGACGGCATCTTTGCGCTTGTCGTCAAGGTTACGGAACCAGCTATACTGGCTCAACTCTCGGCGACTCACTGCAATGTCGTTGCGCATCATGTTTAGGGCTTCTTCCTCGCTGATACCAACATCATCAAGGTTGCGCCCGTAGCCAATGGTGAGCTTCCCCACCGTGTCACGATAGGGCTTAAGCCTAAGCCCCTCGTCGATTGCTAGTTGTTTTTCGAGTGTTGTCATTCGGCCTCCGCGAACATTGGGAAAGACTCGGAGTACATTACTGTTTCCGCGCCAGTGTCCCTGTTGACTCTGTACCCTGTGGACGTAACAGTTATTTCGCCGCCACCATTATCGTCAAACGCAACAATAGTGTACTGGCTCACATAGCCGCTTGTGTCAGTGAATGGACCCGTTGAATAACCAGTCCCTTTTATGCTGCCGATTCGATCCATTGCTGCGGATTGTATAACTTTCAAGTCACCGTAATTCGCCGAGCGGCCCCCGTCATCAAACGCAAGAGCGTGCATGTCGCCACTTATAATAAACATTCGCTTGGTCAGGTCGTTAGCAATAATAAAGTCGCCTATCTCCTGCTTCTGCGCATCATACCCGCCCCATCCATCTTCGCCTGTTTGCGCTGCCGTAATCCAAGGCTTAGCATTAGCCCAGCAAATAATCTGCCCTGCTGATTTCGCCGCAAGCAGCTCGCCAAAAAACCATTGTAATTGATCTTCCGAAAACACAATCTGACGAGGGTCAGTCGTTGGGAACTCTCCTTTAACAGCGCGCTCACTTCGAACGTCTGTACCGATAAACCTCACACGTCCGCGAACGAATGAAAAGTAAGGCGCATCTTCAATGCCGCTTTTTACAAGCTCTGGTGATGGCACTCGGTTACGATACGCTGCAACCGCTGCTTGGCGACTTGGACTGTCTCGGTCTGAATCGTTTGGCCCATAGTCGTGGTCGTCCCAAACATAATACAATGGCATAGACCGCCAGCACGCACCCTGCCTGAAAGCATTAAAGGTCGCATCGTATGCGGAGTGAAAAACGGCCTCATTATTTACGATGACATCATCATAGTGCATATCGCCTAGGTGGAAATAAAAATCAATCTCGCCGCTTTCTGCCTTTCCTCGTATCACATCAAATATTCGAGCGGTGCTTCCCGTGTCGGCGCAAGAGGCCGTTCCGAATGCGAAGCTCTGCACTGTAGCAGTCGGCGGCGTTTTAACTCGGCCAACTTTTACGTTAGATATAACCCCACCCTTTTCAACAGACACATAATAAAGCGTGCCGGGCTGCAAGCCTTCGATGTCGCCGCGCGCAAATCCGTATTCAGGGTGCGGTGTAAGGGCGCTTGAGAACAAGGGATTGTTAGTGAACTGAGGTGACGTATCGGCTACGATCCGAAAGTTACCCGACTCTTTCATTTTTACCGTTACTGTTACTTTGCTCATTCTACATGCCCTACCCATAAGTTTTCGACATCATCAATTGCTGGTTGCGGTGGCGTTGGCGGCTCCGGCGCAACTGGCTCGGATACTGGTCTTGATATGGCGTTCATAAAATCGCTTGAGCGCTGAACTTGGTCAGTATCGAATGCGATTTTTGATTCGATTAGGCCGTAAAATTTACACGCAGTGGGGCTTCTTAACTCTCGGAAAGTCCGAGATAATGCACACATAATCCCCGCGTAAGTCCTGCTTGAAGTGTCACCTGTGCCATCTGATGAATTGCTCGTAATCTCAGACCCACCATCAACGTACGCATCATGCCTTGGTGACTCTTGGTTGTTAAATATCCGCGTAGAAACAAAGGGCTCAAGCAGCGGAACAGATTGATTAATTCTATTGCTAGACGCTGGGCCACCATCCCAAACTGTATAAAATTGACTTGTTGCGGAAATCAGAAAGTGACCATTAAGACCGCCCTGAGCACTGTCCACACCGTAAAGGTAGCCACCAGCGGCTTGCGATGCTATCTCAGAGCAAATTGATACTGATGCTTGCTCTGTGTTTTCTGTTGTATCACGACAAAGATACATCAATGCTGAGCCATCACTTTCCAAGTAACTAACTTCAGATTTGCGTAGTATCGGTCTTTTATCGTCATTGAGTGATAGAGCAACAGAATCATTAAGCACTTGACGCACTTCAACATAATCGATATCAATGGTGTTGCCCCCCTGATTATGCACGACTAAAGACACGACGCCGCTTTCTGCTTTCTGTATCAAGCCAAATTCCCGCCAATCTGCTTCCAGCGGGGCGTGCATTCTATCTCCACCAAGGCCCACTTGGTTTGTCAGCGTCAAGTATGAGTTTATATTTTCCGTTTGCGTTCTAGCTCTGACTATACATATAACAGTTGCATTTTGCGGAACTTGCACATCCAAGTAGATTGGACCATTACTTGCAGTGTTTCTAAAGAAGCTGAGCGCACCACCCGACACCGTTACTTCGTTAGTGCCACCTATTAGGCTCCAGCCTGTCGTTCCGTCAGTAAAGTTTCCGTTCGTTTCTAGCCGCTGAGTGGGCGGAGTTACGCGAGCAATCCCTGTTTCATCACGACCAAATATAACAGCAACGGGATCGCCGTCCTCTGTGGCTGGTACTTGACATAAATAATCCTGAAACATAGCGCCGTCGGCGGGTATGATAGCGCGTGTCATAGGTATGTCTGACGGATTCCAGTTGCTCGCAACTTTTTTTACTTTGCTGCCAATGAATACAGCTTCAGACACCCAAAACCCTGCGGGTACTTCGCGATTTTCAGGCAATAAAATCTCCACGTCCTGCGGCAATTGGCGACCGCCTTCACGCTCAATCCAGTCAGGGTCCATCTTTCCTGTTGCCTGTTTAGAGCGAGGTGCTTTTCTTGGCGCTGGTTCGCTGGAAAATACTCCTGAAGAAACGGTACGCTTGCTCGTATCGGTAGGGCTCGAAGCACCCTTACGCCAAAGCTCTAATACTTCGGAATCTTCCGCGCTGACAACCCAGAAGTAATCGCTATCGACTAGCTCACTATCCGCTTGACCATCGCTTGGCGATTCGTATACGCGACCTGACGTGACTGCTACTTCTTTCGCAAGCTCTGCTCGTTCGGCTGCATCCACAGCCTGAGCGGTTAGCTCACCCGACTGCATGGCGTTAAATTGGTTGTTGATTCCTTCAAGCGTTCGAACGGTTTTACCCGTGCGACTTGTCGCCGTGTTAGATTCGCTGTTTACAAACTCATCGGCGGTCTTTGCGTTCTCTCGAAAATCCGCTATCTGGTCACTAGGTACTGGATTACTCATCTATTAGTCCTCTGAATAAACACGCTCGTCATAGTTGACCAGCTCTAAATTAACACGTCCGAATTCATCGGGCTTGGCGCGACTGACAACAATCCAGTCTTGGGCTTCCATGTCGTCGGCGGTTGCGATGACATAGCGACTTCCCACCTGCACCTCATAACCGTCTGCAACGAATGCGGTCAGCCCCTCAGCCTCGAATGCAAACGGCTCCCCGCTTACCGCACTCACTGGCACCTGATTCGATACCGCGCCCATTTCGTCGGTGATGTATACATAGTAATCGTTTCCGGCTACTGGCGCAAACTTCTCGCTGGTATAGTAGACGTTGCCATCGACGCGCAGAATCTCACCGCCAAAGGTTTCGCTGTCGTTTATGGACTCAACGGCAACGCGCATTCCTGGCGTCACGTCCTGAGCGTTTCTGAGAGCCGTTATAGACAGGTTGCGACGCTGGTATCTCATGCGGCGAATCTCGTAGTCAGCACGGTTTGCGGCCTGCTCTTGCGTGCGACACCCTGCAAGCTGCATCGTGTTGGGGTAGTCGCCTAGACCCACCTCAATCGCCCCAGACGAGTTGATGCGGCGTCGCTCATACGCAGGCGCGTTGGTGTCGGGGTTTACGTACTCGATTTCAACGCTGTCGTACTCGCTTGAGCGATGCGGGTTCCACGCCTCGCGCATACTGTTCGGCGCAATATCACGGCGTCCGAACAGCGCTTGGCGCACTGGCTTTAATTCCTCGCGCACAAACGTGGTGTAGTTGCCGATGGTGTACACGCGCACCCGTGCGGCGTTACATGCCGTTGCGATGCGCTCACCTAGCGATACGTCGCGGTCGTCGAAGGTAAAGTCAAAGCGCGTCAACGGCTCAGGCAATGACTGCTCAATATCAAACAGCGCCTCATAGTCAATGTCGCGCAACTCACCGCGACCCCGCACCATGTGCAAGTACATAACGTACTGCGCGAATGAGCGCGTGTGAGTCTTGGCGCCGAACGTTGCCGTTGATGGGTCGAAGATTTCAAGCAAGCGCCGATAGCGTACGTTAATCTTGCTGTCACGACTTGCAAGCGGCTGGTCGGTGTCAGTGCGAAACACGTCGATGACTTGCACATCACCGAAGTGTGGCTGGTACGAACGCACCGCTTGAATGTCCTCGATTTGAATTCGGTCGATGCCACCCTGAACTGATGGCGTGGTTCGAATAACTCTGACTCGATATCTCGCAGGGTCAAGCCCAGTAATCTTAAATGTTTCGGCGACCCTATTTCTAGTGTTGCCCGTTATGCTGCGCACGGTTGCGCTCTCAACGTCAATTGGCTCTCCTGCGCTGTCAATCTTTTGGTATTCAATTCTAAATTGTATTTGCAGCGTTGAATCCTCGGCGCTTTTCAGTCCCTGAGCCGCTACAACTTGAACCCATAGCTGAGTTGTGGTATCTCCTAGCGTGTTAAACCACTGACCAGCTTGCTCGCTCGACGTGTTTCGGATGAATCCTGACACGTTACCTACGGTCTCGGATGAGCTCCAAGATGCACCGACAACGGTTATTCCGAAGCTGCTCACAGTTGCCACCTCAAAAAAGCCCTGCTCCGTTTGTGTGGCGTTTTCAGATACCGCCCACTCCATGCTAATCTCAACGATGTCACCCACAGATATATTAACTGCGTTCGGGTTGAAGTCGCTTAGTTGGTTAGGGGATTGGATAGTTGCCCCATCAATCCTAATCTCAACCGAAGGGTCATCCGCTGGCACAGGCTCAATCCCATCCACATCATTGGTGCCATTGACGATAAGCTGAGGCGGTATTGTGTCATTCGGCGCGTAGATAGTGTAAGCCGAAGGGTCAAGCTCAGTTGACTCACTGCGCACGCGGTCATTGTCGCCTTCGCCAACACCAAAGCACAGTAGCTCTCGACGCTCGCGGCGGTTGTTCACATACTCATAGTAGCTTGGCTGTATAAAGTCGGGGAATGATATGACTTCGCCCGCAATGTCTGGGATAGCCTCGCGCGGCCTGAACGCATTGCGGCTTGCATTAAGCTGATTATTGGGACTGGTCTTTTCCTCGCCTGCGTCGTTTGGTATGCGTGGTGTGGGGATAAGCAGCGTTACCGCAACCGATGCCAGAAAGCCGATACCGATCGCAACCAGCGTGGCGGTCTCGATACCCTGCGGCAACACACGAATCAGCACGTTATCATCGGCGGTCACATCAACATCACAGCGCTTGTCCGCGTCCTCATGCTCGCCCGTATCGCAAATAACATCACCATTTAACTCGACGATGACACGTTTATCGGCAATATCAGGCGCGTTCTGCTCAATCCATTCGAGCAAGTTTCCCTCGGCGCTCGGCCAGCTATCTCCCGCGCCTGTCATGTGGTTTCTAATCAGTCGAATCATAACGTGACCTTGTAGTATTTGATTTCGTTGTCGCGGAAAAAGCGCAGCAATTCGCGCTTGGTGCTGGCTCGCGTTTGCCCTGTCTTGTTGCGGCTTCCGTGCGCGTGAACGTGCATACCGGCTAACACACGACCGACGTGGTGCATGTTCCCCTCAGCGTCCACAACGCCAAAGATAGCGCCTTCGCACTCGTCGCATTCTTGCACCCAGCCCACATTGCTAAAAGCGCCCTGCACGTCGTCTCGCGGCTCTACGGGCGGCAAGCTCACACCGTCAAGCGCGCGGTAAGAATGCTCGACCAGACCCCAGCAATCAAACGCACCCCAATCATTACCCGCTAACACCCACGGCGTACCGACCACTGCATTAACATACTCTGCCGATGTCATATAAACACCTGCAAGCCTTCAAAGTCATCATTGTAAAGGCGCGACACATCACGCCCTCGGCTATTCACCTGCGACGCACTGAGCGCCGCAATCGCATCATCAAGTGCCACCGCGTCACACTCCATACGGATGATTTGCTGTGGCTGCTCACTTTGGTTGGTGTAGGTGCGGCGGATAATTTCAATCGGGAACCACAGGTCAACGTGCTTCATGCGCTCTTTAATCATCTTGCCAATGCGCCCCAACTGCACCTCAAGCTGCGCTTCGCCTTCCTCGCCCTGCTCCAACTCATCGGCGCGTAAGCTGGACGCTTCGAACGTGACCGTCTCACCACCGTTTCGTGGTGCGTCCGATTCGAGTAAAAACTCCTTGTCGAACTGCTGCCCCGCAACGTACCGATGCACGCCATCATCAGGGTGATAGGTTTCGATGGTGATGTAGTTGACCGTGTTGAGCGGCGCGGTTACAAAAAACTGTTTACGGTTCATTACGCCTCCGGCCAATCGACGTTAATAGCGAGGTCGAGTAGCTTCATGCCTTGCAATGGGTCGCCGTCTGGGCTGATTTCGGCAAGCTCTCGAATGGTGGCATAGTCGGGCTCATACGGGTTTTCAATCTTGCGCGCAAACACGTTGGCCGTGTACGTCATTTCGTCGGCGTTGATGCTCGTTAGCTGCGGGAAGCTGCCAGCGATGAACCGCACCTCCTGCTTGCTCATGCCGCCTTCGTTGAGCAAATCAATCTCAAACGGCTTGAAGCCCCCGTCTAAATCCACCTGCAGCCACGCCTCGAACACCAATGCCTGCCCCTTGCTAAATTGCCATGTCAGCGTGTAGGTTGCAGGTTGGTCGAATGTGGTGCGCTCTAATATCTCACCACCGGCGAACGGCTGCACTGAGCGCGCACCGTCAAAGCGGTTACGGCTGTAGTTGCTTTGCAGTGGTCGCGGTAGTGTGCTTGGGTACTTTTCCACGGTTAAACTCCTGTGCGGTTCTTGGCGCTGGTGGTGTCCATGATAGCACGGTGCAACTGCTTGCGACCTCGCACGTTGGCTACCACCACATCAATAATTCGCTTGTCACCTTCGGCTCGCTGCTCAACACTGTCGGATTGCGCCTTTTCGTCAACGGTTACGTTAAGGTAAATCGGCACATTTACGTCGCCGCCGCGAACCGACGTTGACGACTGCTTGGTGTGGTCAATTACGGTCTCGTTGGGATGAAGGATGGCAGGGAAACCGCCCCGCCCATCTACCCCGCCTGAGCGAGCGCCACGGCCTGTAAAGCCGCCGCCATCAAAGCTAGGCGGCTGCACACCCTCAATGGTGCTTACAATGCCAGCGGTAGCCGATGCCACCGAAGCCATTGCGCCGATGTTAGCAGGGAATGGGATTGCCGCTGCCTGTGCAATACCCGTTTGAATTGCCATGATTGACTGCGCAATGCTAAACCCTTTTTGAGCAACAAACAGAGCGCGATTTATGCCTCTTTGCTCGTCACCGAACGCATTGGCAAGAGAGTTTAGCTCGCCGAATAACTGACTTGCACCTGCTAATTGAGCCATCTGACGGCGCCGGCTCTCGCGCAGGCCTTCTTCCTCAATGCGCGCTTTCTCGTCCTCGAACAACTGCAACGCCAAAAGCTGAGCCTGATGCGCCTGCTCTTGTGTGATTTGCTCCTCATCGTACGCCGCTTGGATGATTTCTAGGCGCTCATCAAAGCCGCGAGTAATGCGGTCGATGGCGTCCATCTGGTTAAGCTCTCGCGCTTCCATCTGCGCTTGCATCTGCTCAAATTCGGATAGCGCGGTTTCTTGGCGCTCAATGGCTTCGGTGAGTTGGTTGCGGCGAGCAATCAAGTCGTCAATTTGCGCGACCTCCTGAGAACCCTCCTCTAATCCGGCTTGCCGCATAAAATTCATGCGCTCATATGCCGCTTCGCCATTCTCAAGTTGGAATATATAGTCCTCAAGCGAGCTAGTTATCTCGATAAGCTGCTGGTTTTCGCGCTGCCCGACATCGCCACCAACACGCTCGACCTCTCCGTTCATGCCTTCTATGGATTTTGCTGCGTCCTCTGCTCGCTGCTCTAGCTGCTCAAGTGTTAGAGTCCATATTTCAAGCTCAGTGCGAGCCGTGCGCAACTCGTTCTCCATATCCTCGGTTGAGCGGAAAGGGTTTAGGCGCAGTAGTCGCGGTCTGGATAGCTCATCCTCTAGGCGCTCAATCTCTGCGGTTATGGAATCCACATTGCGTCGAGCCTCAAACGCAGCATCGCCGCCAAATATAGTGTCGCCCAGTTCGCTGCTTAACCGCTGAATAGCGCCGATGCTACTTGCAAATGCGCCGGTTATGCCAATAGCCCCCTGCACTAGGTTCTGAAAGCCCTGCACTACTGCGGGGTCATTCATGGTCTCAGTTAATTCATTTATCGCCTCAACCGCACCGCTTACGCCCTGCCCTTGCGTGTCGCCTTCCAGCAAGTCGCCAAACGCGTTTTTGAGTGAGGTGATAGCGCCGCCAAGGGTGTTGCGTGCTGCACGGGCTGAGCCGCCGAACTGCGTTTCAAGCTCGCCAAGGATGATGCTTTGCGCGCTGGCAATGTCGCCCATCTCAACAAAGTTTCGGATATTCTCGCGCTGCACGTCGCTGAACTGGATGCCTGAGCGGGATAGCGCAGACAAGCCTGCTATCGGGTCATTCAGTGCGCGCCCGACCTGCTGGGTTGCACTGCGCAGGTCTGTACCCATCGCCGTGGCAACATCAAGGATGGCTTCTTGTGCGCGCGGGAATGCTTCCTCACCAACTTGGGTGAAGGTTAGCAGTAGTGCCTGGCTGGAAATAATCGCCTCATCACCGAACGTGCTCACGCGCTGCAATGATGCGGCGTAGTCTTGCAAGTTGCGGGATAGCTCAGGTGTGTATCGACCTGTTGAGCGTAGCGTGGCTTCAAGCTGCGCGGTCACGCGCTCTTGCTCAATGGTGGCGCTTAGTATGGTATTCCATGCGCGTGCCGCACCAAGGGTGGCTAACACCCCGCCAAGCACACGATAGGCGCCTGTGATGCGCCCCGCCACGCTCTCGGTGCGCTCGCCTGTGCGGTTCAGTTGCCGAAGGTCGCGCTCGGCACGCTGAATGGGTCTGCTGTCTGCTTCGAGTTGAACGCGAGCCATGTAAAAAACTCCCAATAGTGGCTATTGGTCAATAATAGCACACTAAGGGGAGTTGTCATTAACTACGATTGAACAAGCGATTGACGGCCACCACGGTTTGCACTTCCCACGGCAAGGGCTTGAACCCCTCCAGTTGAGCCAGCGCGTTTAGCTCCGTGATATTCGAGGCCATGCAGCACCATTCCCAAACGTATTGATGTTCATCGGGTAAAGGCTCGATGTTCATTTTGTCGGGTATGGTGTACCGCTTTTTATATCCCTTTCGCTCGTATCGCTCGTTTTGCTCTTGCAGTTTGCTGTAATACTCTTTATTGCTTAACCCTTTCGAGCCTTCCCGCTTTTCTCCGAGCCACTTGATTGCTCTGGCGTATTCGAGGATGCGGCATTGAGCCGCCGCGTAAAATTTGCGCGCTCACCGGCTTTCTGGTCAATCTTGTCGATAAAAGACGGCGATTCTTCAACCAGTGATTTGATGTTAGCTTCGGTTAATTCCTCGTCAAAGCTCCAAGCCTTGATAACCGCCTTTATGTACTTGGCGGTTGCGTCCTTTACGCTAATTTTGCCAGCTATGGTGTCACGGTCAATCTCTCGGCGTGCTTGGCGAACGTGCGCCGCATCTGCGCCGTAAATCTCGACCCACTCGTCGCCAATGTACAACTTTTCGGCCTGTTCGGATTGTTCGCGCGTGAATAACTCTTTAATGCTTGCCATTATTTAGGCTCCTTCTTCGGTGTCAGTGATTTTACCCATTGTTCGAGTTGTTTGTTTTTACCTTCTTGATTAGCTTAGGGAATGCGTAAATACCCATCAAAGGCCAGAAAGCAATGAAGATAAAGTTTATCGTCTTGTCTTCCTGTGTCGAGCCTGTCGAAATTAAATTGGACATCTGCATCATACCCCATGAGGGAGCCATTCCTGCAACATATAAAATCAACAAAAAGATATAAGCCATGTCAGCACCCCGCATGGAATCGAATGAACCAGCCCCATAGGAGCCAAGCGATAAGCAGAGCGAAGGCGCCGATAGAGAACCCAAGAGATACTGCTAACGCGCTTTGAATTTTATCCTTCATCACTATCGCCCTCCGGTAGTTTTAGCGCGCCGATGTCGTAGAGAATAACCAAGTGCGTACTATTGGCTGGCTCTCCCGTTTTGCTTTCGATTGCGTGCTCTGCGCTTGCCAGTACCTTGTCGCGGTGGGATTGGATGGGGCGCACTTGGGTTGTAGAAAACCACTTCAAGTTAGAGCCATTCATATAATCATGGAGTAAGTAGCAAGCAACTGCGTTACCCGCTCTACCGCCTTGCTTTAGCACCTCAGCCTTGCACCACTCGCCATTGTTTAGTTTGTCGTGCCTAAACTTCCACCGCTTCACCCACAGGCGGCAACTCCCCGCGTTCGTGCCAGTTGCCAGCCCGAACAGTAGGCACGTCCTCGCGCTCATCAAGGCTTGCTGAATTGTATTTGCCGTTTAGTCGTCCGCCTTCTTTCGGCTTGTAGCGCTCGTCTACGATGCAGAATGAAGTAATCCCATCCTCCCAGTGCCACACTTGGCATGGATGCTCGTAGCCGTCTGCTTTATCGCCTAACCCGACTACAACCACCACATCATCCGGCAAATCAGGCCGCTTCCCATTGGTCGGGTATTCCACGCCATAGCGGTAGCCGTTTATAAAGCCCATTTCGCGGGCTACTTGGGTGAAATCATCGTATTCAACATTTTTACCTAAGAAAGGCATGGAAACCTTTTGGTATTGATGCGGCCATAGTCCGTCATGCACCAAAACCGCCTGCTCAATTACTTCTCGTTTTTCGCTGTTCATTGTTGTTGCTCCTGTTGTTTAGCTACACCCAAACAAACCACCTCGAACAACTTGGGCTTGTTATGGTGCCAGTTGATTAAAGTCTGAATACTTTGCCCGCTTGTTTCTACCACCTGCGCGAGTGACTTGCACCCAAGCGACTTTGCTTTTTGTGATGGGGTCATTTAGGTACGCTCCTGTCCCATTTACTTGGCTTGCATTGGCTTATGTCTTCTTCGCTCCCTGGCTCGCATGGGTAGCAGCAATCCATAGCGGACCCTCCGCTTAATATCCAAGCCAGGACCCTACCCTCATGCCTCGGTTTTGGCTTTGCTGCGCATCTATGCTTTGGCTGACTGACTTCAATATTTAAGGCGTTGGCGGGTCTTTTTACAGAATCCGCCTCGTGGAAGTAAGGGCAGCTCATTTGCAGCCCTCGCACTCAACACCGGCTGAGTTTAGACGACGAATGAAGTCGCTAGTTTGATCCTGACTTGAGAAAGGAAAAGCAACAATGTCGTCAACCTGCACGTCAAGCGTGTTAGTAAGATAGCCATCGGCTTTTGCGATCTCAATCGCTTCCTGCTCAGTCAGTGCTGAAACATGAACTAGGTCCATAGAATCTAACTTGTTGTAAACGTGAAATAAATGGCTCATGTGAATCTCCGTTGCGTTTGTTGTTTGCCGTTTCAATAACTACATAATAGTAAAACTGTTTAACCTTGTAAAGCCTTTTAAGTAAAATATTTTAATTTATTTTTATTCACCCACAAAAAAGCCCCGCACCAGGCAGGGCTTCACAATCACACCGCACTTTACTCAGGAATAACCCGCGTAATCTGTAGCTCCGTTTCGCTGTTGTCGTCAAACTCACCGACGAATGATAGTTGCACCGTCACTTGACCCTCAGCCGACACCGGACTGGCCGCCTCGGTGAATTTCAGCTTAGGAATGCGCACCTCAAGCTCGTAGCCATCCGCACGCTCGAACGTGGCAACCATCACCGCGTTCTGCTCGTTGTACCACTTCTGGTACTGCGCAACGCTGTCAAACTCTTTGGTCACTGAGCCCGTTACACGCGTCTTGCTGATGGACTTCCGGTGTGCTGTGCGCGAACCGATGCCGTACAGCCGTTCAATGCCGTTGGCGATGGTTATGGTTAGCTCGGTGGCGGTTGCAAGCGGCTCACCGTCTAACATCAGGTCAGCCGACCACGAATCATACGGACAGTCGTCACCAACTGGGGTGTATGTTGCGCCCGCTACCTGACTGTGGTTTTCGTCAATCTCATTGCCGACCAATCCCAGTGACAGCCCGACGTTCTGACCAGCGGTTGCGGTGATGGTTAGCTCGTTGACCTCAAGCCCTTTGTATCGCATGTGGATAACCGGCGTGGTGTCGGCGTGCTGCACTTCGTAGGTAAACCCTCGGCGCGTCGTGCCTGTTTTCAATACGTTGTCATCCCAAGTGCCACATAATGCAGCCTCAAGGAACGGGTCAGAATGAACCGGATAAAGGTACGTTGTCGGCGTACCGTCCGCTGACTTGTTGCCAAGTCGGTGGCATCGCATGTGCCGGCCACCTAAACGCTCGCTTTCAATTTTGTCGAAAGCTGCGCCAAGGTCAACGCTGTTGAATGGGAACTCCGTAAACGCTGGTGCTGCTGGAGTCGTTCCGATGGTTGATTCTGGTACGCTAAACAGTACCGCGCTTGAACCGTCTGCCATAATAATTTCCTCTCGTTCTGCGCGGCGCTATGACCGCTTAGGGTAACTTCTGAATTGGACGGACACTTTAACACCGTACCAAGTTTCACCGCCGTCAATAGGACTTGCGGTAGCTGTTCTAGTATGCAGGCAAACGCCGTTTTGTTCAAGATTACGCCACTTAATAGCGGCTTCAATCAAGTCGGCGTGGGCGTTGGCAGCCAGTACGCCGCTGCCCTTTGGCGCGAAAATGTCAATATCAATGATGCCATTGCGCTCGTCTTTGCCATTCTTGCCTGCTGTCCACGGTGTCGCAGGTGAGCGTAAAATGGTAACGCGCCGCCACATGGTGTTTTGTGGTGTCGTCGTTTCGCTCAATACCTCGTCAACATAAACCGGCGTATTCGGGAACTCCGTTGGGATAAACGGCACCTCAGCGAGTAGCCGATTGATAATGGCCGCGTGTTCGTCTGTAAAGGTCATCGGCTGTTACTCCTTACGATTGCATCCCAGTTGGCCTCGGCGAGTTTTACCATGCCGTTTGGCGCTTGTTGTGACCAGCCATTTTCTAGGCGCTCCATGTACGGTAAGTTACTGTACAGCGTGAACGTGCCGCCAATGCGTGGCACTTGGTCGGGCGTGATGGTCAGCGGCGTGTCGCCAATCGCCTCATCTGGCGTAATCGCAGCGAGCCAACTTGCGCGGGCTGTGCCTTCATCTACGGGCGTCGCTGTCACCACCTGCTGAAACGTCTGCGCTACGGACTGCTGCCACGTTCGGTTTAAGTCGTCGGCGGCTTGCTGGGTTTCTAGGCGTAATTCGCGGGCGAAACTCATAGTTGGCGCACCTGAATAACCCACATCGCATCTGCCGCATCTTTCTCAGCGCGAATCACGCGACACTGTACGCCGTCTACGCTCACTTGCAAGCCATCCGTGCGCGGGTTGATAGCGTCAAACTGTGCGACCTCGGTAAGTAGCTTGAAGTCGCCCACTTGCACCACTTGGCCGTCAACTTGTCGCGCCTCGTACTCCTCACGAATCGCTGGCACGCTCTCGCTAAAAGCTGGCCGTGTCACCGTGCCAGTAACGGGGTTTACGACCTCCGGCTGCGTGAACGTGCGCTTAGGAAAGAAGTCCCCGAACGTATCACGCGCAAGTTGTGCGGCTAGGTTTTGGAATTGTTGGCGGGTTACGGTCATAGTTTACACCAGTTTTCTGCCGCCGTTTTCATCTTCTTCGATGGTGGCGTTAGGCACAAAAGATAAAGCCTCTGCGACAGCGTATGAGCCATCAGGGTTGCGCTGCTGGGTTGTGACTTGAACCAGGCAGCCGCCGTTAATCTGCATAGCCTTTGTTGACTTCATCCAGCCTTCGTTTTCACTCGATGCCTTGCAGAGCAATTTAAACATATCGCCATTTCCGACAACCTTAATGTCTTTTACGTTTTTCCGTGCGCCTGATACATCTGAGTTGTGTAAAGTTTTCATGTGATTCGACCTCTGTTTGGAATATGAACAGTATAGCGCGTATTGGTGGAAAAGAAAAAGCCCCTGTGTTATGGGGCTTTGGTGGGGCTATGCTCTCACTATCTCGTTAAATTGTGTCGCGGTTAACTCCTCGAAGTCGTCAGGGATAACCACCCTGCCTTCTGAGGGGATTGGGAGCTTTCCAATAATAATATCACCCACCAATCCAAAAGCTGGGTCGGCAATGCACATGCTTCGACCGTATGACCCGCAAACACCGCCCACCAAGTCAGGGTAAGCGCTTCTCACGACTTCGCTTGTGTCCTTTCCTTCGCCTAGCGCCTTCCGATATGATGCGCGTATCTTTGACAGTTTTTCGTGCTGCTCCGTTTTTACCTTCGGCGATACCGTGTAATAGCCATCATGGTAATCAACGTCATTTTTTCGCCACCAGCGCTCAGCATCCGGCGCTTTCGGGCGGCTCTTGTACCCGATGTAAAGGGAGTTCCCGCGCCCGTATAGTAATGTGTCGCACCCTATTTCGGATTTTGCAGACTCAAGCGCTTCTTGCTGTGCTCTCTTTTTTGTCTCAATTTGCTGCTTGCACTTCTGCGCAACTCCGTACTGGTCATTAACTAGCTTTACAAATGCGTATTGAATTGACATATAAACCTCAATAAAAAGAGAATGCACTCAAATCCGCTGATAGTTGGCCTGTAAGTTGACCTCGGAAGTAAGTGCATTCTCTGTTTTAAGCTTACTTGTTCGGCCTATCAGAGCCGTACAGCAATACTAGTACACGGTTATCGCCTTGTCAAACCCTAACCACAAAGCCCATCCCACCACTCATGCGTAACAGCGGACGAATCAAAGCATCAAGGTACGGCGTGCGCGGCTTGCTCCATGCGGTTGTGCCTTCTGCGTATGTGCGCGAGGTTGAAAGGCTACCCACCGAATCGCCCTCAGATGCCACCTCACCAGTCACAATGCCATCGCCAAGGGTAAGTCTACCCTCAAGCTGCAATAAAGTCGCCTCGGCCTGTACGCGCTCCCACAGAGCCCCATTCGCTTCAATCTTGCTTTCATCCAGCGAGTAAAACGCTTGCAGCACTTCGTTTGCAACTAAAATCGCCGCCTCGGTCGTTGGTTCATCGGCGTCTAGTGGCTTGTTGCGGTCGGTGGTGTAGTCCACCATGTAGGCGTAGTTAATCACTGGTTTAATCTCCACATAATCACACCCACCGCGAAGGTGAGGATGGTAAACCAAAGGCCGAACTTTTTGAGCGCGTCTAACTGCCCCGCTCGGTAGCCCTCGTCGCGCTTCTTGCGCCCTTCGATTTCATCAATGCGTTCACCCACGATTTTAAACCCCTCTCGAATCTCTACGGTCAGTGCGTCAAACTTGGCGTTTAAATCACCTTCAAGGCGCACGACCTCCTTTAGCGCTCGGCTGGCTTGTTGCTCGTTCTGCCGTATGCGCTCGTCGTGCCTAATCTGGCCTTCTTTCAGTGCGTCAACGTCCTGCCATAGTTTTTCCATCGGTTCCATCGCTTGGCCTTTGGGTGCCTTAGTTAGTGATACGCACAGTGTAGCGCACAGGCTCAATCAAGTAAACTAAACTCAAGGTCGTACACGCCGCTGGCTGAGGTTCCAAGTGTGTCAAAAACCAAGTAATAGTCACCCTCAGGCAGGTCGCGTCGGTCGGTCTTGGTGGCTCCCACGGTGGTTCGCTGAGCCGTTGCGCCTGCTGCACGCACTCGGATGGTTTCGGTGGGAATGGCAGACTCGTTCGGTGTGAATGTGCCGCCCCGTGCAATCTCAATAATCCCTGTTGGCAACTCACCCACTCGAACATTCGATTGCACAATTCGAATCGGCGTATCAAAGTTGCCACCCGCCGTGCCTTCATCCATCCGATACGCTCGGAACCGAACGCCGCCCTCGTCAACCGTCAGCGATTGTTTGCGCAAGCTGAACCACTGAGTCGCACGAAAACGAATCACAAACGGCGTGCTAGTGAATTCGTGGCTTATGCGGAATTGTCGGCCAGCGTCGAAGCATACAGAGCCGTCTACGACTGCTAGGCGGCGCTTACCAAACGCCTTTCCTTTTACAAGGTCGTCCCGCTTACTGCCGCTCATGACTTCTTAGCGCGTGACTTCGCTTTGGCTTTTGGCTTCGGCTCGCTATGCGCTTCCTGCTTCGTTTCGTACTTGTGCGCGTCCTTCTTATTGACAACGCGGCCGTCCTTTAATTTTACGGTTTCTAAAAGCATGATAATCACCTCAATAGTTAATAAAAAAGGGAGCGCAAAGGCTCCCTTTAGTTTAGCACTGTTTCGCTTACGCCACCAATGCCGCCATGTGCTCCGGCTTGATGGTGCTAACACCCCATGCCAAGGCAACTTCATAGCGAACTTTGCGATAGCCGTAGTACACGCGAACTTCAAACGTCAGACCTGAGCGGTCGTCGGTAATCATCATGCTGTCTTGTGCCATGTCCTGACCATTCGGCAATGCTGGCGCACGAGTCACCAACTGGATTGCGTTACGGTCAAACGCGCCCATAATTGAGCCGCCAGCGCGGTCAACTGCGATAGCCGCACCCGCGTCAACGTCAGCAACAAGTCCTGGCGATGCGATGGTTAGCTCGCCACCTGAGAAGCCTTGCACGATGTACTTGCTATCGTGACCGGCGAATGACACAACATCACCTTGCACAAAGTCACCAGTACCGCCCGCTACTGCAAACGTGGTTGCGCCAGCGTCCTGCGCTGCGGTCACAGTGTAATCGCCGTCGGCTGTTCCTGCTGTCACTGGGCGTACACCTGCTGACTCGCGAATCGAGAAGCCGTGAATATCCAGTAACACACCTTGGCGCAGCATTGAGTCGCCACCAGCTTCGTTTGCACGAGTCAACTGATACAGGTTGCGCAACTGAGCGCCGCGAGTCGTATCAATAACTAACTGCTTGTCGTTCAATGGTGAACCGTTATCAGCAAGGATTTTGTGCAACTGTGCGGTTGCTTCCAAGTTATCCGTGTTGTTAAACGGTGTCGCGCCGTTTTCGTACGCGCGTGATGCGTTTACGAACTGCTGGGCGGTGTCAAGCTCGACTTCATTCACTAGCTTGCGAAGCGCTTGAGCAAACATGCCAGCCTGTACGTTTTCCCAGCCTGCACCGTTCGCATTCAGGCCGCGCTGTTCTTCACCAATCACGCCGAACTCGGCGGCGCGGGCTTTAGTGATTAAGATTTGCGCGTTGTCTACCGATTGCGCGGTAGGCTCTGGCACGACCATAGCTGGGCTGATGTCGTCAACGTTCGCTTCACCTGTGATAGGTACGCGCACAGATTGACCAACAGCGGCGCGCTCTGCACCAGTGTTTAATGCTACCGATGGGATAGCGCCAACAAGCTCTCGGCTTACGATGTCCAAGCCTTGGTATAGGCTAGGGATTAAGTCGTTTAAAGTGTTCATAATTTTACCTTTAGTCTACGATTAAACAATTTTACCGCCAGATTTGGCGAATTCCTTTTGCTTTGCTGGAGTCCAGCTATTGAACTCGTCGCGTGTGGCTTGTTTAGTCGCAGCACCGCCGCTACTTGAGCCGTTCGCGTTACCGCCACCTTCTGATGGTGGTACGCCTTTCATCAAGAATTTAAAGCGCCGCTCTTTTTTAAGCTCCGCAATAAATCCGTCTCGGTCAACACTCAAGGCACCGCCCTTCGCGTCTTTGTAAACTTCTTTGCCTGTGTCGGGGTCAACCTCAACACGACTGCGAATCAGGTCGGCGATTGCCTCACCTGCATCCGCATCAATACCAGTTGACAGGCCAATCTTATCGGCAATGCTGTTTGCCTTCTGCTGTGCCTGCTTGGTCGTAAATTCTTTCGTTACCGTGGCGCGTGTTTCTTCTTCAACGCGCTTGCGCAAATCTTCCATTTGCTGCTGGTAGCGTTCTTCAATCGCCTTCACATCACCCTTGCTTCGGGCTTCCTCAAGCGCTGCTGCTCGGGCATCTTCAATCGCCTTGGCCTGCTGCTGCTCGAATCCTTCCAGCTTGGTCTTGAATTCCTCAAGCTGGGTCTGGGTCTGCGCCTTCTCTGCCTTTGCATTTTTCAGCGAGTTAGCAAGCGCAATTGTATCTTTGTGCTGGAAGCCTTTTTTGCCGTCCAATTCATACGGCTCAAATTGGTCTTGCAGCGATTCGGGTAAATCATCCAGTTTTTCTACAAACATAGTCACCGACCTGTTTTAATGTTATGCGGCCACCGACCGCGTTAAGGTTATTCTAGTCTGACTCGCCTTGGCGTGTCAAATTATCGTCACTCTCGCCGATAAACTCCGGCAAGCTCATTCCTGATGGTTCGCTTTCAAGCTCGTCTTGCATCGCGTCAACCTCGCTAATCAGCCAGCCACCGTTTTTAATCTGGCGGTGGAATTCCGCTTGGCTAATGTCGCGGTTCATGCGCATTTCCATCAACACGCGCACTTCATCGGTTGACAGCTTCGGCTTGCTAAAGTCACGCGGCAAGTCGAGTACAAAATCTTCAATCTCACTTTCAACTTGCTCTGGGCTAATCAAACCCTCGAACATGGCGCAATAGGTGATAATCCGACGCCATGCACGTTCGGCTGATGCGGCGATTGATTCAAGTAGAGCCGTTTGATTGCTTGCCACCATGCGCGCTTCTTCAGCGGTCATCTGTGCGGACTCGGTTTCGTTGTCACCGCCTAACATCCGAATGTCTTTTTTGAGGTCGTCAATCTTCTGAAAGTACGACGTCAAGCTGTTTTCGGGTGACTCGGTTGTAAAGTCCACGCCTTCGGGGTAGTTATTGGTTGCGAAACCACCGCGTGCGATGTAATCACGCCCGTTGATTTCTTTAAACTGCTCCCACTTGGCTGGCGTCCAGCCTCTTGTGCTATTGGTCGGGCAAAGTGCGCGCTGGTGCTCGTCCATCTGCGCCGTTTTGATGTACAGGTGCAAGCTCTTGGTAATGATGGAGTACAGGAAGCCAAGCTGCTTTGGCAAGCGGTCTTTCGGCATTGGTGCATCGGCTACAAACTGCACGGGTAGCCACTTCAAGTTCTGGCCGCCCGACTTCACATAATTGGGCTCTGAGCGCTCGCCGTTCACCTCTTTGACTTGGTAGTAGTTTCCGCTCTCATCAAGCGCAAGCTCGATATAGGTGTCAGTCAGCGACGCTTCGTATTCGGTTGATGCAATGTTCAGCGGGTCGCGGTACTCACGCAAGCGCAGAAAGATAAGCTGCATCTGGCCGTTTACGCGGTCAAATCGCCAATCGACAATATTTTGTCGCGTGTACTGCACAACCTTGGCGCGAGGGTTTGCACGCTCAAGGTCTGCAATACTTAGCTCATCAAGTGGTAAGTCATGCAGGCCGCTGTAATCAGCCACAAGCAACTGAAACTTGAAAGGTAGAGTTTGACTAATGCTTTCCTCGATAGCCGCAACAAGCGCTGTGCCGTCGCCGTCAATGTCGTTTTCTAGGTATTCAATACCCTCGGGTAGCTTCACCGTCGTATCGGCCAGCCGCATTTTACCAAGCATCGTGCGGCGCGTTTTATCCGCTGCGTTTTCGTACTCGGCACCGGCTTTGTATTCACGGTAGCGCGCTTGGTTCTCAGGGCTGTCTTTGTCAACCTGCGACGGATGCGGCAAATAGCGAAAACCCTTGCGCTTAACGGCCTGCTCACCTTCGAGGCAGTCCTCAATGGTGATAAACTCGTCAGCGTTTAGTGCATAGTCTGGATGGGTCTGAATAGTGCTCATGCTGCGCCCTGCGTTGGATATTGGTTAAAGTGTATGCTATGTGCGTGCGAAGGTCAACCAAACACCCCGCGCCAAATATCTGGGTCGCGTTGGCGTAGTTCATCAAGCGTTAACTGCCTTCCTGTCATATCGTAAAAGCTCTTTAGCTCCATATCGCCTTGACGGAATAATCGAGCGCGCTGCTCTCCAAGTACTTCGTTTTGAAAAGCTACGGGCTGACGTCGCAAAAACGATTCGTAACTGGTATTTGCTCGAATCTGCTTGGGGTCACGCTCGCCGTCGGCTGTCATGCCTACCGATGCGCGTGTACCTGTCAGGTCGGTTCCTTTGGGTATCAACAGCCCGCTAGTACGGCATCCAAAATGTAATGGGGGTACGGGCTTGTCAGGGTCGTTCTTATCCCATCGCTGCTCTGGGTTAGCTGCGTAGAATCGACAGGTATCAGAGGTTCTGCTATCAAAGGTAACAATTAAAACCCACTCCATCGCTATACTGTACTGCTCACCCATCGCCTCACGCGCTGCGTTCGAGTAATGACTGTAACCAGTACGCGCAAGGGTCTCGCTCTCACGTCGCAACACGCCATCAAACCGCGTACGCAACTCACGCCCAAGCTGGCGCGTTCCCCATCCGCGACTGTAAGCGGTTCGCACCACGTTGTTAATCTCTCGCGTGCGGCTGTCCACGTTGGCGCGTACAAACTCTGACCATGTGCCTGTTTGCACCCGTTGACCTGATTCGAGCGTCATAAGCGAGGATGTGACGTAGCGTTGCAGCTTACCCTCGGCAATCGGGCTTACCTGCTGACCGGTTAGTGTGTCGATGATACCTTGATAAACCGATGCTTCGTATGCGGCAAACTCATTCGCTGTGGCCGTGAACGTCGCCCATCCTGCGTTGTCTTGAATGGCTTGACGAATGGCTGACTCTAACTTGCGAAGCTCGCCACGCGTTCTCGGCATCCCGCTTTCGCTGATTAGGCGGCGAATCTCGGCATAGGTGGATTCGAGCGACGGCACAACAACGCTATTGATTTGCCCCGTTGCAAGTCGGGCAATCTGTAGCTCATGCTGTAAAATCTGGTTGATGTTGAGGTTAGGCATTATCTCTCACTTGCTCGCCTACCATAATTGGGAACAGCGGCTCATAATCCGAGTTGACCATCGTGCAAACCCAAATAAACACACCAAAAAGAGCTTCCATAAAATCCATGGCGAGGTTGCCTAATATGCCGTATTTGGCTTCTATGGCTGGGCATTCCTCGTCCGTCATATCCAGCCACACGGGTACGCCCAGAAACCTGCCGTGATGTGTTCTCTTGAAGATGTATTCACTCATTGATTCGCTCCATTAACGCCACCGCGATTGCTTGTGTCAGTTTATTATCGGCGGTTTCTTGTCCGTTTGCAATTTTGCGGATAAGCGCCAATGGGATAACGTGGTGCTCATCGTCTACGATGACGATTAGATGCGGTTGGTGGTTGGTTAGGCTATCCAAAGCGGGGAGACCTCGCCATCGGCTTTTCAATCGGGAAAAGAAACGCTACAGGGTAGCCGAACGCGTCCACTTGGTGGTCGTGACCTGATTTTTTGTCGGGCTCTCCGTTCGCGTCATAGGTTTGCTTTTCTAGGCACGCCGCAGTCTGAGGGCAGCGTAACGCATTCACCTTTACCACGCCGTCTTGTAGTGCCTTATTCACCGATATAACGCGGTCTTTGACGCGTGGGTTTGTGCTGTTGACGTGAACCCAAAAACCAGCTTGCTCGAGTAGCTTTAAGTCTGACTCGCTGGCGCTTTTGCTCGATGCGTTTCGCCCGCTCGCATCTGGGTAAACGTTGATTCGCGTGTCTGGGTATCGGGTTTTTAATTCCTCAATGCACCAAGGCGTGTCAAGCCCTTCGCTTATCTCGTCCACTTGATGATAGCCGTCGGGTCGCTTGACGAATATGCACACGGCCATGTTGCGCACGTTGAAGTCCATGCCGCAATGAATCGGCTCGTCCCCATTCCACGACTCGAGACTGTTGCACTCGGCGCGGTCGTAATTGGTGTAAACGCTACCGCTCGTCATGTTCACAAACTTGCCGCGAATGTAGGCGTCAATCAGCGCATCTGGGTATGTGTCGTAAAGTGACGATATGTAGTCAGGCGGTAGGTATTCTTCGTTTTCGTATGTGCTGGCCTGTACCATCGAGTAATCTTTGCTCGGGTTTTCCTTGAATCGCTCATAGACGAAACGGAAACCCTCTGGTGTGGTTGTAACGCCGATACCGTTCACAACGCCGTCAATCACCAAGCGCATCCGAGCAATAATCTTGTTCCATGCGTCGTGCGCTTTCTTCTTCGGCAAAACGTCGATTTCATCTACCAATGCCCTAGAAATTTTGAAACCAACAATCGAGGCGGGGTTGTCCATTGAGCGGCAAATAATGGTGCCGTAATAGAAGCCGTTGCGGTAAATGTGAACCTCTTTATTTGACTCGACGATGCGGCAACGAAAGCCAAGTAGCTCGGCAGCCTCCTCGAATGTTGGGTAGAATATGTCGCGAATGCTTGGGTAGGTTGAGCCGAAATAGCCCTGCACAGTGCCAGGGTGTTGTGATGCAAATATGAGAAGGTCTAGGCAGCCAACGAATGTTTTACCTGAACCAAAACCCCCAACGTAGGCGCGAAACTTTGTGTTGAGGGTGTTTAGGAATATGTTTTGTGGGGCGCTAAGAGTTGCCGCCACGCGTTATCTCCACTTTGTCGCGAGGGTCGTTAACGGTAAAGTTGATGCTAAGCGGCTGACCATCTTCGCCGCCCTTATCTTCTTTCCCAAACGCGTTGACGGCGGTGTGTTTGCCAACCATTTCAAGAAAACGAGAAGCCGCTGTAGCGTTCGTCATTTCCATGTTTCCGTATTGGTTGGGGACAGGGTTGGCATTGAATTCAAAGCTCTCTACGGCCTTCTTGAGTACCCAGTCGGCGGTAATCTCGGTACGTTCGGCGCGCTCATTGATGAGAGAGCCCACAAAAGCCTGTATGTTGGGTTTTGCTAGCATCTTTGCGGCGGTCGTTCTGGCGTTCTTCGCGGTGTAACCTGCACGAATTGCAGCCTGAGTTGCATTGAAATCGACAATGTACTCACGGCAAAAGGCTTTCTGTTTTTCGTTAAGGTCGCAAGCCACCGGCTTCACTCCATTTCATCATTGCGGCACCGCCGCTTTGTGATAGCCGCACCGTGTGGGTG